GAACATATGTTCGAATATAGTAATTGCCTTTATTCTGTCTTAATAGTCCTAGTAACGTTATTGACTCTGTAGTTAAATCTACTTATGGATTTACACATAGACTTTGATGATGTAATAGATGTACCTATGAATTGCTTACAATAAAGAAGTATGCTTAAATGTATATATGAGTAATGTAATTCAAACCAAGCAATGTTGGCGTTGCGACAAAGTACAGGAAGAAGAACACTTTTGGACAAGATACAATGAAATGCGTCATGATAGATTAAATATATGTATGAGTTGTATTAAAGAAGAGTCAAGTATTACAGGGGAATCTCAAAAAGAGCTAATTGGTATATATAAGTATATGCAACTTAACTTTAAAAACTTAGATAAGTCAATGTATAAGAGGTTTTGGTTAAAAGCTGTTTCTTAAGAGGAACTTCTACAATGAAAACAAGTTGTGTGTTTACTTCCTTCTATAAGGTAAAAGTAGTTACTGCAATCATTTGCTTGACAATAAACCATATTATCATCTTGTTTGTTTGATAATTCTTTATCAACTATATTAACTCTAAAAGTTAGATTACTCATATCTTGCAAGCATCTCCGCAATCATCATCAAATTCGTGTGAAGTATCTACAAAATCTGGTATGTCTGTAAACATATCTTCTGCAAGTACGAAATCTTCTTCCATTACATTTGTGTCATTATTGCAGATAATGTACCTACAACTACAACCCATCCTGCGAGTTCTTGTCTTGAAATTTTTGCATTGACTTTTTCGTGAAGCGAGTCAATTCGCTCATTTATTTTTTCCTGTCCATCTAGAATCATTACCAACATTTCCTTTTGTGTAAAACCGTTACCGTTACTATTAGAATTTGTAGCCATTAGTTTTCTACACAAAAAGCACTACCGTATTTACAGTTACATATTTGTATAAAAGAACCGTCTTCTTTAACGTCTACCATACACATTACTTTCTCCTGTCTAGTTTGCCGAATACTTCATTAATCTCATCTAAGGTTATTTTGCCGTCATCTAAAAATGCTCTTGCTAAATCCTCAGAAACTTTAACTACTCCCAATGTACCAGCTAAAAGTACTGCATCGAGTATTTCAATACCAATTATTGAACCAGCACCTACAGTAGCTAGTCCATTAGCAGTAAATGTAGCAATCATACGCCAAAATATCTGTTTAATTTTTGACCAAGTACTTACTTTCTTTTTAGCCATTATCTACAACAGTTCGCTTCTATCCAAGCTAATCTAGTTTGTATTTCTCTGACTACCATTAAATCTTGTTCTTGGTCCATAAGTTGTGATTCGAGACGAGTAACTTGTATTTTTATATCATCCCATTCCCATTTTTCAATTTGAACATATTGGTTAGTATCATTAGCTATTTCTAATTTCTGCACTTTCTCAAACAGAACAGCAATATCGCCCTGTACAAATGTGCTTTCTTTAAGCATTTCAAAATCTACTTCAACTTGATTCATTCTGCTATCAATGTTTTGTAGTGTATTGACTATATCTCCAGCAGTAGATAAACCTGCACCAACAGAACCCATAAGAGCTATAGCTGTAGCTATTAAACCCAGATTATCTTTTATTTTATTCAACATTAGCTACCTCCGCAACAACCGTTACCACAACAATCCATAAACACCTCCTAATCTCTTAATCTAATTGTAATAAGCCAAATTGCTATTGATACAATAATAGCTACACCTACAATATCTTGTGCTGTTCCTGTTAATGTAAACCAAGCTATAAAGAAACCCAGTAATGTAAATATTTGTGCAATAGACTCTTTTATAGCATCTATAATCCACATACCTATGAATTTTATATTCTTAACTTGTATTACATATTTAATTAAGTTGTAAGGTACTCCTAACAGTTTATATAAGAACCCTAATAAATTTTTAAACATTAAAATCTCCTGGTCATTAATGAACCAGCTTGAGCTATAATTTGTGAAGCAATGATTACAGGAACCACGACTTCTTTAGCTTTTTGACGCTGGTCGTTTGTCATGTCATCACCCAGTGACCCCAAGTCCATCTCTGTTATATTAACAGAAATAAGTTCACCTACTGGGTTTTCCAAAAATGCCTCTATCTGTACCTCTGTGACTACATCAGCAAGTGTAAAGTTTTCTACATCAGCACTAGCAATTGACCTTTCAACAAACTCATCCAGTGCTTTAGCTGTGTTTACTTCTTTAAGTGCTTGTTCTGCAATGATTGTAAGGTCTTCAGAGGCTTCTTCTTCGGTAAAACCTAATACTTGACCAACTTCTGTCTTTTGTTCCTCAGATAAGGTAGCAACTGTTTCGACTTTAGTAACTTCTTTAACAACAGCTTGAACTATTTTCTGTGTAGTTTTATCAGCTGTTCCTAAGTTTTGTATCTTGGTTTCTGCAACTGCTTGAACAACTTTAACTTTTTCTTCTGTTGGTAATTCTGCAACGGCAGCTTCGACTTTTTCTGTAAGCTCTTGGTCAGCTTTCTCTTCTGCTTCAACGACTTCCTCTTCTGTCAAACCTTCGGTATCGATAGGTTCTTCTTCTACTATCTCAATAGTAATAACTTCTGCAATAGCTTCTTCAGTTTTCTCAACAAGAATTTCTACTTCTTCGTCTGTGAGTTGTACCTCTGAATCTCTTTCCTCACTAGGTAGTGGGTCAATCTCCACTTCGTCAAGTTCGGCTTCTTCATCAGCAAAATCTTCTTTAATTGGGAGCGTTGTTGTAGTAGTAGTCGTGGTACTAGGAGCAACAATAACAATTTCTTCCAACTCAAATACTTCTTCTTCATATTCAATAACCTCTAATGTCTCTTGTAACTGTTGTATTGTATCAACTAATACTTTTAAATCTTTTTTTTCATCGTCTGATAAATTATTAGTATCTACATCTTTAAGTATAGACGCTTCTAGTTCAGCTTGTATTTTAGCCTCAGCTTCAGCCTCGATACGAGCTAACTCTGCTAGCTCAGCTTTGATTCTAGCTTCTTCTTCTAAACGAAGACGCTCTTCTTCAGCTAAACGCTCTTCTTCTGCAATACGCTCTGCTTCAATACGAGCCTCTTCTTCAGCTTTTTCTTGAGCTATGCGAGCCTCCTCAGCCTTACGAGCTTCTTCTGCTTGACTCTCCTCTTCGGCTATACGAGCTTGCTCAGCCTCATAAGCTGCTTGGGCTGCTGCTTGTGCAGCGGCATCAGCGTCATCTTGGACTTTTTTATTAAATACTGTTAGAGTCGGTTCGGTAGAGTAACCACTAAAAAAAGAATTATCAGAGTCATAAGCTCTAATTGAAAAGGTGTAAGTTCCATTAGGAATGTTAGCATAAGGAATAGTATATTCTGTTTCTGTAATATTTGTTATCTTGATTTCATCTTCAGCACTTGTTCTGTAGTAAAGTTCATAACTATCAGCAGTTTGATTACCTGTATTAGGTGCGTCCCAATCTACTTTTACACCAGAGTTATATTCATTACTTACTACTGGATTCATTGGAGGTCCTAGAGTATAAACAACAGTAGTAGTAGGAGTAGTAGATAACACTTCATAATTAGTTACTGGACCTGCTTGTCCTCCGTGACAATAGCTACCATTGTCTGTACATGAGTAAACAACAAAGTCATAAGTTCCTGCTGATATGTCTTCTATTGTATAGGAAGTAGCACTAGCATCTGTAATGTTTATATTTGTATAAGTTTCTTCGCTTGAAAGTTTATATTCAATCTTATAAGACTCTACTGCTGACCAACCTGTATTAGGTTGTGTCCAACTAAAATCTAATCCTTGGTATTGAGTATTTGAAATTGTTAAGTTTGTGACTCCACTAGCTACATCTTGTATTGTATAACTAGCAAGAGTTGTCCAAGTAGAGTATTGAGCGTTTGTATCATTATCAGACCTTATTTCAAAATATATAGTATCTCCTACTTGTGCGTCAAGAGCTGCTTGTAAATATGACTTAGTAAATGTATATTCTGTGTTTAAAGCATTTTCGTCTCCAACATTTCCTGTTGCTATACCATACATAGGTGGGTCTTTTTTGTCGAAACCTATTGCATATCGTTCTGGAGAATACTCGTATATATTAGCTGGTGCGTACCAATCTATAGTTATTGCTCCAGTATGTAAGTTAGCTGAAGTAGTTAAGTTAGTAGGAGCACCTATACCATCAAGTATCTTAGGGTCATCACAAGCGTCTGTTCCTGTAGGTGCAGACCAATCTGTTTGGTTGTAATCATAAGGAGGACCTGCATAAAGATTCCAAGCCTTTTCAGTAGAAAGTTCAGAAAAGCTGTAATCAGTTATGTTATTTGCTCTAACTCTATAATAAATATTATTTCCAGCAGGATCATTAAAGTAATACTTTAAATTATCAAGACTAAATGCGTGATACTGCCAAGTATTATCTTGATGTCCAAAAGAGGTAGTAACACAAAAGCTATTTGTTTCTGTTATACCACTACTTGTACTAAAAAAGATTGTATAGCTTTCTGGTGGACTATCTTCAAATCCATCAGAACCTAATATACCAATAGTAAATGTCCCTGCGTTACCATCATTACTAGCATTAGTATCATAAGGTGCTTGTGTAGCAACATGATTAGCCATAGCAATAGGTAATGGATATATAAGTAAACCTACAACTAATAATCTAAGAAATGTTTGTATTTTTCTGATATTCACTCCTGCGTAAAGTGTATTATATCATATAATATTAAGGCAAATCGTCTTCTGTAATTTCCCAGCCAATGTGATACTGCTGATGAAAGTTTGCTTGTGAAGGTATTCTTTTTTTCTTTTTAGGTTTTCCGTACTTAGCTTGATTTAGTTTTTTATTACTAACCATACCAGCAGACATCTTTCCTAAGTAACTTTGTAAATCGTACATAAGAGATTAAATATAACACAAAAGAAATTACTTATTGGTTTTTAAATGTTAAATCTTTGTTAACGAGTACCGCCGTCATACTCGACAGCGTGGCCTTCTTTGACCATAAGTTGATTAATGTTCACACCGTTAATAAAAAACTCTCCAAGTACTCTTCCGTACTTTCCTGTTCCGTGTGATTGTAGTTCTACATCTGATTGAGCTGTTTCTAATACATCTATTAAAAAACTTTTTGCAGCCAACCCTCTTGCTTTCTCTTCCAAATCTCTTGTTCGTGATTCCGGAGCATTAATGCCCATGAGTCGTACACGACATTTATGCCACACATTAAAACCCAAATCAATTCTAACATCTACTGTATCTCCATCTACTACTCTTAAAATTTCTACTTTGTAATAAAACATTACTTACTCTTACCTGTCACTGAAGCTAAAGCTCTTCTTTGCTTCCTATTAAGATGAGGGTAAATTTGTTTAGGCATTGTTTTAATTTTGTTCATACAATTATTTTAGGGTATAAACGACAACGGAGCGGTTATACCGCCCCGAAGTCCACGCACACCTGCACTCTTTCGAGTGCTCTCATCGCTGAGAACTTAACCCTTTGGTATCTTTGACATAAAGTCAAATGGTGCGTCTTCCAGTGCGTTCTGGATAACAGCAACAAGGGCTGATGCTCCGGCTATTAAGCCAGCCATCAAAACATCTGCTTCAAACATTCCTGCTTGATTTGCCATAAGTACGCCTGCAAACACTTGCACAGCAGTTCTTATAGCTCTTATAGCTACATCTTTCCAGTAACTATTTTTAATTGGTTTCTTTTTAGCTTTTGCCAAAATATCTCCTAACTTTGTTGATACGCGAAACTAGTATCCCATGTAATTTTACCAACAATACCGTCAGCTTTTAATCCATGTTCTTTTTGGAAAGCAATACATCTCTGTTCTGACTTTCCTCCATAAATACCATCTCCACTGAGTCCAACAGCTTTTTGCCAGTCAGACACATCTTTTCCTCTAATTAAAGGTGCATTGCGCTTAAACAATCTACCCGGCCATTTAGGCACTACAGAGAAATCATAAATTTTTGTTTTACTATCTTCTTTTTGTTCTACAACTTCGGTATCAACATCATCATATTTTTCAACATAGTCAATCATACCTTGCATGTAAGCAAAGAACTTATCCCAGTCAAAATTTGCACCTGGGTCAGTTCTTCTTCCAGGGTCACACTCTGCATGTGATATAAAACCTTTTTTTCCTGCATTCCACTCATCTATAGTTACTCTTTCCATAGGAATATCATAGAGTTTTGCTTTTTCTGCACACCAACTAGCTGATAGGGCGATAACTGCTTCTTCATAAACAGGCTCTTCGCCCCATTTACCAGCAAAGTAGGCAATCTCTAATCCTAGAGATTTGCTATTTGAACCTCTACAATGAAACGCTGTAAAGTCATCTGGGACTAATTCTACTATCTCTTGGTCATCAATTACTACATGTGCAGAAGCTGTTCTGTCAGTAGTTGACAAGTACTTCGCAATGTTTATTGCTTTTTTTCCACCTTCAGCAGTGTGCACCACGATTCCTTGAATTTCTTTTGAGCGTGTAGGATAGTATTGCCCTCTCTTACCGTTACTGCGTAACTTAGCATTAGGGTTCTCATTTTCTACTAAATAAGACATTTGTCTCCTATATAATTATATTTACTAATTGTATCACAGCTAACAGTAGAACAAGTTTTTCCAATCTGGAAGCTTTGTCAGACACTTCTTGTATGTCTTTTTTATACTGTTCTGATTTTTTAATAAATTTTATTTCTGTTCCACGAACAAACTCTTCTAAATCTTTTTTGAGTTTATTTATAGATTTAAACAATTCTGCTCCATCCATTATAGAACTTGCATGTTATCCCAAGGAAGTTTATTCTTATGATTCTTTACAGTAAAAGTAAGCGTTCCAGAGAACGAATTTTTACCGCTTAAAGATTCAAACCACTCTGAACCACCATCAACAGATGGTGCTTGCATTAGAGTACGCTGTCCCTCGTTTATTACAAATAAATGATGGTAATGACCAGATAGTAAAATGTCTACATCACCTGCATCTGTTTTACCAAATGCTTGTCCAGATAACCACGATACAGCTT